GCTTGTAGCTGATGGCATAGAATTTGGAGACTTTTAGATGGATACTTATCATGTAGGCATTACTATGCACAACTCTTTTTATATTGATGCGTCCTCGCCAGAGGAAGCTCAACAAAAAGTAAGAGACATGGAATCTGTTGACCTGCTGTTTGATGTAGACTTTAACATTACTTATACAGACATAGACAACAGTTATTTTTATAGAGGAAAAGATAATGACTAAAGAAAAAGAAGATGAAGTAAGAGAACTAGTAGGCGATCTATTAGGTGAAGTGTTTAACCTGACTGATGAGGGTAGGAAAACATTAGACAAGTTAGCAGATACGTTAGGACTACAGTAATGGATAACAAATATTTTAACGTGACAGAACATGAGCGTAAAGAAAAAAGAAAAGAAATACTAGCCACCACCTTTGTGTGGTCAGTGTTAGGGTTCGCAGCCATAGGTGTATTGGCTACGTTTAGTTTACTATTAACTATGATATGGAGTTAAGACATGGATATGAATAAATACTATGGTCAACTGGTTGGCTTTAAGATTACAGACTTTAAGTTTGAGAAGGGTGCTATGGAATGGGATAAACATTTCCCAGTATTTACATTAACAAATAAGTTAGAAGAAATTAAATTTGTAATATCTCAAGATGAGGAAGGTAATGGCGGTGGCTTTGCTTTCATAGAGAATAAGTAATGGCAGAGAATAAACAACCTTGGTGGAAGGATACAGTAGTTACACATTGTCCTTACTGTTTTACTAAGATGCGTACTATAGATACTAGACCTTATCATAAGCTTGGATACCCAAGTAATAGACGAAGAAAATACTGCAGCCAGTGTGACTACGAAGCGCAGACTGTAGAGATACCTATAGAACTAGGTGTTGCAAATATGTAACGTGACATATTAGTAACATTGACTAACATTAAAACTAATAATATATCTTACACATAATATAACATAGAGGAATATAAATATGAAAAATACAAACAAGAAAATGTCTCAACACACTATGATACTCAAGCACCTTCGTGCATCTAAGGGTCTAACCCTACGCGAGGCTTTGCTAGACTATAGCATACAGTCTTTCCCCAAGCGTATCTCTGAGCTACGCAAGTCAGGCCATCGTATTGATGGTATTCCAGGAAGACACCCAGTTACAAACCAAAGATACACACGTTACACATTAGTAGAGGAGAATGCATAATGACTAAAGTACAACTAACACCTGAGTGGACTGCTACTGCCTTAGAGGATGGTAGTATGTTAATAGAGTGTGATGTGGCAGAGCCCATAACACTACCCAAAGAAAGTGTTGCTAGGTTGCAGAAAATCTTTAAGCAGATAGAAGAGGAGAGTGCATAGTGCATAAGCTTAACATCTATAATACCCTAACAGGTGAGCATATATGTTATCACACCGCGCGTAGCAGGGAAGAGTTGCTACGCCTATATAAAATGTATGATAAAATTAGAGACATAAGGATGGAAATAAAATGACATTTATGATTGAGAAGAACGTACCCTTACCATCAACTAAGGATGGACGCGGTGCACCTAACAAAGGTTATGAAGCACTACTAAACCATATGAAGGTAGGCGATAGTGTCGTAGTAAAACGTGCTGCACTAGCTAGTATCTACACTCACGCTAAGAAGATAGGCTGTAAGGTTGTCACTCGTAAGGTGGATCAAATCAACAGACGTGTGTGGATGTTAAACAAAGGAGATACATAATGCCTAACTGGTGTGAGAATAGAGTAGTAATTACAGGCGATGTAAAAGTATTAACGTCTATCAAAGACGCGGCAGATAGGGGTGGGCTACTGGAACATCTAGCACCAATAGGTGAATATGATTATGGTGTTGCTAATTCTACATGGAATACCAAGTGGGAAGTACATGATGTAGAGGTTAGTTTGTTTGAGGATGGTAAGACATCCAACCTACACCTAGGCTTTGACAGTGCATGGGGTCCACCTACAGGTGCATACGATATAGGTTCTAATAGATTAGGTATCAGCATCGAGGCATCCTACTATGAACCAGGCATAGGTTTCATAGGTGAGTACGATAGTACCTTAGATATAAACAATACCTACTCTGTTGAGTTCAACAAAGAAGATTGGAAAGATAGTGTACCTACTGAGTTGATAGAAGAGTTTGACTTAGATGGCGAGTACGTGTGCTACCAAGAATGGCAGGAAGAAAATGATGAGTAATAATATATTAATGCATCTACTACCATTAACTGTTATTGCTGCTTACATCGGCGGTGCTTTATATCTCTGGTACAAAAATGTGAAGGGAAGGTAATATGAAAATACCCAAGGGTAATGCTAAACTGTGTGACATTATAGAGTTCTATCTTGTGTCACCTGCTTTTGCTAGGCTATCTGGTGCATCTCAAAAAGATTATGCAACACATCTGGAGTCTGTGATCAGTACCCCTGTGGAAGGCAGGTCCCTTGGTGAGTATCGTTGTACTAATGTTAAGGTAAGACATCTTATACAGGCGTATGATATATGGCTCAAGACAGGGATACGTACAGCTAACTATCGTAAGGCTGTGTTGTCTGCTGCTTGGAAGTATTCCATGAGACAGGATGTAATGATACATAACCCAGTAGCACTCGTACCTACTAAGTCTAGTAAACAAAGACGTGTATACTGGAGTAGAGACCAGATCAAAACCTTTCTTGAGACAGGGTATAGTGACTTTAGATGGCGTAGCATTAGTCTTATAGTACACATGGCATACGATTGGGGTCAGCGCATAGGCGACATGAGAGTTATGACTTGGGATACCTTAGACTTAGATCAGTGTCGCTTAGACTTGACACAAAGTAAACGTAATGCTGAGGTACACCTACCTATATCTAATGGTTTGTGTGATATGTTGAGACAACAAAAGGAAGACTTTGGATTCCAGGAATATGTAGCACCTAGAGTTAAGCCGAGGGCAGGTGCATACACACCATACGATAAGGGTGAAATATCCTTACTTATCAATGAGGTACTGGACGAAGCTAATCTACCTAGTGAGCTTACAGCTATGGACTTACGCCGTACTGCCGTGACTGAGATGATGGAAGGTGGGGTTGACTTAGCTAATATCATGCAGGTAACAGGACATAAGAATATACAATCAGTAAAACCTTATATAGTAAATACATTGAGTGGTGCATCTAAGGCGCTATCAGCGAGAGGGAATGAAGATGAGAGTGAGAAGTGAAGAGAGTAAAGAAAAAGATAATATACGCAGAAGAAAAAAGTATGATGAAGGCATGGCTATACTGCATAGATATAAGTTGATTAAGGGTTGTAACATTTGTAAGTACAAAGAACATGCAGCGGCATTAGAGTTTGATCATGTTAATCCTAAGGATAAGAAGTTTGAAATAGCAAAGAGAGCACACTACCTACGCTATGGCAAGAAGACTAAGAGTAACAAGAAAATAAAAGAAGAGATATTCAAGTGTCAGGTGTTGTGTTCTAATTGTCATTCTATAAGAACTAACACTGAAGAACACTATGGTATAAAGAAGTTGGCTAGAGTATGAGTAAGCGCAGAAAAAGATGTGAATCGTGCAAAGTCTTAACAGACTATAGAGAAGCACATCATATAGTACCCGTATCTTTAGGGGGGTCAGATGAAAAGTCTAATATAATTAGACTGTGTGTTGACTGTCATGGGAAAGCCCACAACGCACAGTTTACTAGAAAAAAAGGAGTAGTCAGTAAGGGTCAACAAAAATCTAAAGATAGACATAATTTTTTTCACTCTTTTGATGATGGTCTTTGGATAAATTTTTTGCAGGAAATTGAGGGTATAGATATAGACTATTATAATTTTATACATGGTGGTCTAATGACAGGTATATTATCGTCTTCCGACATGGTTAGGATAATATTCCCTGAGCATAGAACTCGTAAAAGTGTTTCAATAAATATACCCCATAGATTAATGCATCTTTGTAATGAGATTTTTACTGAGCAAGAAGAGGCTTGGGAAAGAGACAAGAGTATGACAAGTGAACTAGAGTTACATGGGTGTATATAAAGGGAGATCATAGCTAATGAGCAAACATAATTGGCAACAGCACAGGCAATATGCTGAGTCTGTAACAGCACATGGATCACACCGAGGTGACTGCCCCTTCTGTAGGGGTAAGAATACTTTCTCTGCCTCTTGCGAGTATGGTACGTTGATGTATAACTGTTACAAGCTAGGCTGTAATGTAGGTGGTAAGTTTGATACAGACATGACTGCATCTGAAATACGCAGACACTTACGCCCAGCGCAAGAACAAACTAAGAGAGAGGTAGAAACTATGGAGTTACCAGCGCAGCTAGTAGAGCCAACACGACAGCACACTAAGCACAATAGATTTATGAGGCGTTGGGGTATAGTAGGTAGCACCTTCTATGACGTACAACAAGAGCGCGTAGTCTTTCCTATATACAATAACCATCAGATGATTGACGCTATAGGTAGGGCAGTAGGTGCTACTCAAACCCCTAAGTGGTATCGTTATACAGGTGCAGCAGACTACTACACAGTAGGCGTAGGCTCTACTATAGTTATTGTAGAGGATGTTGTCTCTGCCTTAGTAGCTTACCAAGAGTTACCTGACGTTACTTGCATGGCAATCCTAGGTACTAGCATGAATCATAAACACTTTGAAAAGATAGGTGAGTATGATAGGGCTGTGATTGCACTAGACCCTGACGCAGTATCAAAGACTATTGAGTATCGCAGAGAAATAGAACTGTGGACAGGTAACAAAACAATAGCACTAAGTTTGTCTGATGATATTAAGTATCGTATGCCAGAGGACATGGAAAAACTACAGGAGATATGTCATGGATAACGTAAACAATCCAGTACACTACGGCAAAGGTAACATTGAATGTATAGATTACATAGAAGACTTCTTAACCCAAGAAGAATACATAGGATACCTAAGAGGTAACATCGCTAAGTATCTACACCGCTGGAGATATAAAAATAAACAAGAAGACCTATTGAAATCTCAGTGGTACTTAGATAGGTTAATAAAACTAACAGGAAAGGATAGTGTATGATACCATTATCAATGCTAAGAGTATTACTTACTAAGGAAGGCTTGGAGTTTAAGATAGTTAAAGTTGTAGGTAATGTAGCGCAAGTAAATATAATTGTAGCGGAGGGATCAGATGTTCACAGTTGAGTTTGAATCTGATGCATCGATCATAACCACCCTTGATCACTCTGATCAGCACGAAGACATAGAGATAATCTTTGGTGATGAAGGTACTGTTTACATGAGACAATTTGAACCTGAGATGGATGCATATCAAATGTTAATAATGAGTAGCCAACAATGGTTAGACATCATGGCTGCGTATAAGAGTAGTGCAGGTTCATATTACTTAGCACCAAAGGAAGACGTATAATATATTGTTGTAGGAGACATAAATAATGATGGAATTAGCACTGATTAAAACGTTACTAGATCGTAACTTTTATGATCAACACAAGGGCATACGTTGCCCAGATAAAATATTTAGTAAGGATGTACGCAAGATTAAACAGGCACTTGATGGTGCTATGGAATCCTATGAGGGTGACCTAACTGTTGCGGATCTAGAGGCTGTGTTTAATAGAATGAATGCTAGTCTTACTACTGCTACTCGCGGAGCATATGAGGATTTGTTTAAGCGTATAGCAATCACTGAGCCTATCAAAGAAGAGATAGCACAAGACACACTATCACAGTTGTTTCAACAGCATGTTGGTGATCGTGTAGCAAACCTAGGGTTTGATTTTGTTAATGGAACAGAGGATAGTTTAGAACCTCTGCGACGACTACTAGAGGAATACAAAAATGATTTTACTCCTAATCTACGTGTTGACTGGGACGACAATAGCCTTGACACAATACTTGATGCAACGCTTCTGGAATCCAAGTGGAGCTTTAACATATCTTCCTTGGCTCGTAGGGTGGAAGGCGTTAGTGGTGGTCACCTTGTGTTGGTTGGCGCTCGTCCCAATACTGGTAAAACTTCTTTCCATGCCAGTATTATAGCAGGTGCTCAAGGCTTTGCACATCAGGGTGCTAAGTGTATTGTACTGTGTAATGAGGAAGCATACACACGTGTTGCTGCACGTTATATAAGTGCATCATCTAACATGACAATGAAAGAAGTTAGAGAGAACAAAGCCCTGGCACAGAAACGTTATGAGCCTATTAGAAGTAACGTCTTGTTCAAGGATAGTACAGGTAAGGGTATGGCATGGGTTGAGTCTGTTGTTAAACAAGAGAAGCCTGACGTTGTAGTATTAGACATGGGCGATAAGTTTGCTGATATAAGTAGTGAGAGAAGTGACATCACACTCAAGACTGCTGCTATCCATGCACGTAACATAGCTAAGCAGTATGATTGCTGTGTGATCTGGATGTCACAACTATCTGCTGAAGCAGAAGGTAAGGCTGACCTCAACCAAGCAATGATGGAAGGATCTAAGACAGGTAAGGCAGCTGAAGCTGACCTGATGGTCCTGATAGGTAAGACACAACAAACTGAGGGAGAGGACGAAGATCCAGTTCGTTATCTAAACTTAGCCAAGAATAAGTTGAATGGGTATCAGGGTAAGATCACCTGTGTATTAGATGGATCACGCTCTATCTTTTCAGCTTGAGGTAAGACATGAGAATAGTATTAGATGTTGAGAACAGCACAACAAAACGTAATGGCAAAGACCACATGGACCCGTTTGAGATTAACAATCATCTCGTCCAAGTTGGTATGGTTAATGCAGACAACCATGATGAACTACACATTGTAAACATAGACCATGACGAAGCAAAGGATACGTCAGGCGCTGGGCATAAGCTAGTGCAGGATATATTAGACTTAACAGAGCTTTTAATTATGCACAATGCACAGCACGATATGATGTGGCTGTGGGAGTCAGGCTTCAAATATGATGGCTTGATCTATGACACTATGTTAGCAGAGTATATACTTGATAGAGGGCAGCGCACACCACTAAGCCTAGGTGCTTGTGCTGAACGCAGAAACCTAGAGGTACAGAAAGATGATACACTTAAAAGATATTTTAAAGAAGGATACACAACAAATGAAATACCGTTGGACGAGCTTACCTTTTATCTTAGGTGTGACCTGCTCTCTACTAGCTGGTTGTTCCACAGTATCGAAGCTGACTATGCCAAGCCCGAATCCACAGGTCTCAAAGTCATTAGAGATACAACCTTTACCACCTGTAAAACCCTCACCCGAATGTATATGTCAGGGATCAGGGTGGATAGATCAGCCCTTGAAGAAGTAAGAGTAGAGTTTGAACAAGAGAAGGCAGAGATTGAAGACAGGATGCAGAAGAAGATACGTAAGCTTATGGGTGATACACCTATAAACCTTAACAGTCCTGAGCAAATGTCACAGGTTGTATTCTCGCTGCGCATGAATAACAAAAAGGAATGGGCAGATTTGTTTGAGTTCACGTCTACAGTGGATGAATATAAGGATGCTGTTAGGGCAAACTCTACGCCTGTATACAGAACAAAAGCATTTACATGCCCAACCTGTGAGGGTGTAGGCAAAACATATAAACTAAAGAAGGATGGCACAAAGTATGCTAGACCTAACAAGTGTAAAGACTGTGACACGCGAGGCTTTCAACTACAAGAAACAAAACAGATTGCAGGTCTAAGGTTTACTGCGCCTAATAAGAAATGGATTAGTGCCAATGGTTTTAGTACAGGTAAGGATAACCTAGATGTACTTGCGGCTACTGCCAGAAGTAATAACATGGAAGAGGCAGAGGCATTTCTTACAGATCAGAAACGTCTGTCTGCTATCAGTAGCTACCTGAGTTCTTTTGTTGAGGGTATATCAAATTACACTAAGCATGATGGCTTCTTACATGTAGGCTTAACACAACACATAACAGCTACTGGACGTTTCAGTGGACGTAACCCTAACATGCAGAACATGCCTCGTGGTGGTACGTTTCCTGTTAAGAAAGTCTTTGTTTCACGGTGGGAAAATGGAAAGATAATGGAAGCTGACTTTGCTCAACTTGAGTTTAGAGTTGCTGCGTTTCTTGCTCAAGATGAAAAGGCTATGAAAGAAATTAGCACAGGCTTTGATGTGCACAGTTACACAGCAAAAGTTATAACAGATGCAGGTCAGAAAACCTCAAGGACCTCAGCTAAGGCACATACATTTGCGCCCCTCTTCGGGGCTACAGGATATGGTAGATCTAAGGCTGAAGCCGCTTACTACAAACATTTTATTGAGAAGTATGAGGGTATTGCTGCATGGCATAAGGAGTTAGGTGACGAGGCATTACGCTTATTGAAGATCACTAATAAGTCAGGGCGACAGTATGCTTTCCCTAATGTAAGACGCAGAGACAACGGTATGCCAAGTCACTTCACAATGATTAAGAACTACCCAGTACAAGGGTTTGCTACAGGTGATATAGTACCTATTGTGTTGAACGAGCTTCACGAATTGTTACAACCATACAATTCTGTAGTGGTTAATTCAGTACACGATAGTATGGTAGTTGACATACACCCTGACGAAGAAAAACAAGTCATTGATATTATTGAATATCTTAACGACAACATCAATGATCTTGTAGAGAAAACATATAATGTGGTGATGAATGTACCATTACTACTTGAAGCAAAAATCGGATCAAACTGGCTTGACACAGTTGACGTATAATGTATAACTAGGAACTCTTTGAATCTATAGAAAGGTATAGAAATGAGCAATGAACTATCAATCGCAAATGAACGCGGTCAATCAATGGCAGAACTTATGGGCGTGTCAGCGTCTAGCGGAGATGCAACACCATCCATATCACGTATGGGTATGCTGCACTCACCCCTAATGGGTGAACTAGAGGTAGCAGGTAAGTCAATCAAGACTGAGGTAGTACCAGTAGGTGCATTCATCCTCAATCGTGGTGACGAAAAGGTCTACAGTAATGGGGTCACTATGCGTATCTTCGCCCAGCGCCAACAGTGGCAACGTTGGAACAGTGAAACAGAAGAGATGGAGAAGTCTGTCTTAGCTAACTCACTCAATGGTGATATGAAGGACAGCATAGGTGGCTTCAACTTGGGTAGACCGTCAGGTTGGATCGAAGACTTCCAAGCTTTAGATGATGCTACTAAGCAAATCATCCGTAGTGTTAAGCGTGTCAACGTCTACTATGGTACAGTAACACTTGATGATCCTATCAATGAGAAGGGTGAACCTATTGATAAGGCTTCTTATAAAGACGTACCATTTGTAATGGACGTTAAGAACCGAGACTCACTCAAGAGTATCAATGGTGTGTTGAGTGTACTCAAGCGCAAGAACTTACTACCTATCATGTCTACTGTTAAGTTTATGGGTGTAGAAGATAGCATCCCAACAGGTGCTAAGTTTGGTAAGATCAAAGCAGCATCAGGCGATAGGGTTGATCTTGCTGAGGGTGACAATGAGATGTTAAAAGATTTCATTGAGCTTATTGAATACAGCAATGGTAAGATCTTAGACTTATACCATGAGAGGTTTGATAAAGCTATGTCTGAGGATGATGAGTCTGTAGTGTCTGACATTATCAACAATGACTTTGTTGAGGTAGGCCAATGAATCACCCAGCAGAATTAGCAATCTACAGTTTTCTGCAGAAGGCTTTGGCTGGTGAAGCAAACATGACAGAGGCGGTAACCAAGCAGGTTGCCGCTGATGTTGAGGCGGCGTTGAACAAACAGTTTAACTCACCTCCGCGTGGCGACTTCCGCTTACGTATGTCTAACATTGGTAAAGCACCCTGTCAGCTGTGGTTTGAAAAGAATGATCCAGAAGATCGTAGACCTTTCCCACCGCACTTCTTAATGAACATGATCCTTGGTGATATAGTTGAGGCTGTGTTCAAGGGGTTACTACGTGCAGTAAACCAAGACTTTAAAGATAATGAGATTGTCACACTCAAGCTACCCAATGGTCAAGAGATCAAGGGTGAGTACGACATGGAGATGGATGGAAAGATTGACGATGTTAAGTCTGCATCCCCTTGGTCATACACTAATAAGTTTGAAAGCTTTGATACACTCAACAACAAGGATAGCTTCGGCTATGTATCACAGCTTGTAGGCTACGCAGAAGCCGCTGGAAAGGACGTAGGTGGTTGGTGGGTAGTCAACAAAGGCAACGGTGAGTTTAAGTATGTAGACGCATCTGAGGTGGACAAAGAAGCTGTCATAGATAGCATTCAATCTACTGTGGATTACATTGAGAGTGATGCACCCTTCAAGCGTTGCTACGAAGCAGTACCTGAGACTTACTTCAAGAAGCCTAGTGGTAACTTAGTACTGGATAAAAATACTTGTGGCTGGTGTGACTTCAAACATAAGTGTTGGGACTTAAACGAACAACCCTCTCGTGTATACAAGGGTAAGAAAGAACCACCTATGGTAGAGTATGTACACATAGGAGATGGGCGTGGTTCGTAAACACAATAGAAGAAACTACCGTAGTGGCCTTGAACTAGAGGCCGCTACATTCTTAGAGACACGACAAAAGATTGTATCCTATGAAAAGCTAAAGATAGAGTGGGAAGATTTAAAGTATCGCACCTATACACCAGACTTCGAATTGGACAATGGTATTATAATCGAGACGAAAGGGTTATTCAGTGCTGGAGATCGCCGCAAGCATATAGAAGTACAGAGGCAACACCCTAAACTAGATATACGTTTTGTATTTAGTAACGCAAATGCTAAACTATATAAGGGTGCTAAGAGTAGGTACTGTGATTGGTGTGAGAAGAATGGTTTCAAGTGGGCGCACCGAGTCATACCTGAAGGTTGGCTAATAGAAAAAGGTAAGCGTATGAAGGAACAACGTGTTAAAGTAAAGAGGAGACTATGATGGGTTATGAAGTAAAGCCTGGCGACATCGCTATTATACTACACCCTATCATGGACGAGGGTGAGTGGACAGGTCACATTAAGACAGGTCTAGTATTTGGTGAGGCTGAGTCACACGAAGGTATGAAGGCAGCACTAGAGGAAGCTCTTACTATGGCAGCAGCACAGTCGTTCTTAGATTTATACCCTGATGCATGGGATGATTTTGTAGAACTACGAGGCGATCTGATGAAGGAGATGTTCCCAGAACAATATGAAGAAGCTGTAAAACAAACAGACACTGGGTATAAGGTAGACGATAATGTTATCCTACTTAACAGATGGACGAAGACAAAGGGTAATGCATGAAAAAGTTTAACGTTAGCTTTGTAGCAAAGGTAGATGATACTAATAATTTATTATCTTCTAGTAAGGATAGCCATGAAAAAGATGTACACGATCTGATAACAGATGTTATATATGATGTGGACGATATGAATATAGAAAATTTAAACGTGAAGGAGAGAAAATGAATAGCTTTAGAGAGTATCAGATTAAGGCAGTTAGCTTTGCTATATACCCTGCAACACACAAGGTTTTGTACCCAACGCTAGGTTTATGTGGAGAGACAGGAGAGATAGCCGAGAAGGTTAAGAAACAAGTACGTGATAATAATTTTAACAGACATGAAGTAGCTAAGGAGCTAGGAGATGTACTCTGGTATTTGGCTAATTTGGCTAATGATATAGGGTATAACCTAGATGAGATAGCAAACATTAATATTGAGAAGCTTTCATCACGTAAGGAACGAAACAAAATACAAGGATCAGGAGACAATAGATGAGTAACCAATTACCAACAGACTATCAGGCGTTCATTCACAAGTCACGCTATGCCAAATACTTTGATGGCAAAGGACGTGAGTCTTGGGGAGAGACAGTAGAACGTTACATGGACAATGTAGTTCGTAAGGCGCTGGGTAATGAAGTAGATAGAATTATAAATAACAATGAGGTGTATGATCTAGAACAGGCTATACTTGGTCAAGAGATTATGCCTAGTATGAGAGCTATGATGACAGCTGGTCCTGCCTTGGATCGAGACAATACAGCTGGATATAACTGTAGTTACTTACCAGTAGATGATCCTAAATCTTTTGATGAGGCTATGTATATACTACTCTGTGGTACTGGTGTTGGCTTCTCTGTTGAGAGACAGTTCATAAAGAAGCTACCAGAGATACCTGAGTTGTTTGATAGTGAGTCTACTGTGGTTGTTAAGGATAGCAAAGAGGGCTGGGCTAAAGGATTCCGTCAGGTTCTAGCACTACTATGGGCTGGTGAGATACCTAAGTGGGATGTATCTCAGGTTAGACCTGCAGGTGCTAGACTTAAAACGTTTGGTGGTAGAGCATCAGGACCAGCGCCGTTAGTAGAACTGTTTAACTTCGCTGTAGCTACCTTCAAGGCAGCACAAGGTCGTAAGCTTAGCTCTATGGAGTGTCACGACCTTATGTGTTTTATAGGTCAGATAGTTGTTGTAGGTGGAGTACGCCGTAGTGCTATGATTTCATTGAGTAATTTATCTGATGATAGGATGCGTCACGCTAAGTCAGGGCAGTGGTGGGAAACTGCAGGGCATAGAGCATTGGCTAACAACTCAGTAGCATATAGTGAGAAGCCAGATATGGAAACATTCATGCGTGAGTGGTTGTCTCTGGTTGAGTCTAAGTCTGGTGAGCGTGGTATCTTTAACCGAGAAGCATCTAAGAAACAAGCGGCTAAGTTTGGAAGACGTGACCCTAACTATGAGTTCGGAACTAATCCTTGCAGCGAAATAATTTTACGCCCGTATCAGTTCTGTAACTTAACAGAATGTGTGGTAAGAGCTACCGATACACTAGAGGATCTGGAGCGTAAGGTTAAGCTTGCTACTATCTTAGGTACAATACAATCTACTATGATTAAGTTTCCTTACCTACGTAAAGTATGGCAGAACAATACAGCAGAAGAGAGGTTGCTTGGTGTATCTATGACAGGTATCATGGACAACCCATTAATGACACAGAAGAATAGAGGTCTGAAGAAAACACTAGAGCACCTGCGTTCTGTCGCTGTATCTACTAATGCTGAGTGGGCTAATCTATTAGGTATACCTGCTAGTACTTCTATCAGCTGCGTAAAACCTAGTGGAACGGTTTCACAGCTTGTAGATAGCGCCAGTGGAATCCATGCGAGACACAGCCCCTACTATATTCGTACTGTAAGAGGTGACAATAAAGATCCGCTAACACAGTTTATGATTGACAGAGGTATACCTAACGAGCCTTGTGTTATGAAGCCTGACTCTACAGTTGTGTTTAGCTTCCCAGTTAAGTCACCTGAGAAGTCAGTGACACGTAACGATATGTCTGCTGTCGAGCAGTTAGAGTTATGGTTAGCTTATCAACGTCACTGGTGTGAGCATAAGCCTTCAGTTACTATAACAGTACGTGATGAAGAGTGGATGGATGTAGGTGCATTTGTGTATGAATACTTTGATGAGATGTCAGGTGTGTCATTTTTACCACACTCAGATCACTCATACCAGCAAGCACCTTACCAAGAGATAAATAAGAAAGCATACAAAGCATTACTAGCAGAGATGCCTACAAGTATTGATTGGTCAGAGCTATCAGATTATGAGAGTGAAGATAACACAGTGTCTATGCAAACAATGGCTTGCTCTGGAGACTCTTGTGAAATTGTGGATCTGGTGTAAGTTATGTATATAGTATTAGGAAAAAGTAATTGTGAGTTCTGTAACAAAGCAAAGAGCTTACTAGAGGAGAAAGGCATAGCGTTTATGCCTTACTCTGTTGATACAGTTAGTAGTAGGTGGTTGTTAACACTGATGTTACAGGCAGGTATGACTACTGTACCCCAGATATGGGATAATGAAGGTCACCATGTTGGTGATTATAACAAACTAAAGGAACGGATAAATGGTTGAAGTATTAGTAATGTTTTTCGTAGGTATCGCAGCGGTTGAAGTAGCTGGTGATATAGGTAGTACAACATATAATTATGTAGAGCCTAAGGTAACACAAGGGGTAGACTATGTAAAAGATAAATTCGAAGGGGAAGAGGACGAATAGTGTACGTCCTTGTACTGATAGCATATATGATAGGTGAGGAGCCAACAATAAAAGCCTCACCTGTCCTGTATGAATCATATGAGAGTTGCATTGATGGTGCGGCACGTGCTATGACAGACGTATATAGGTATTTACCGAAAGAGATTAAACAAAAGGTTTATATATTACCTATGTGTAACGCTTTACCAGAGGACTTATGATGCAACTAAAGTTTGACTTGTTTGAGAATATAGAAGAGAAAGATCCAGAAGATGTTAGGTATAAAAAATGCACAGCCTGTAAAGAAGTACTACCTGAGACAAGGGAATACTTTCACGTAGCTGCTCGTCATCTATCACAAAAGGGTATTATCAAAGAACACTTACATAATAAATGCCGCCCTTGTGGAAGTAAAGCTTTTGGTATGCAGTATTATCTGGGCAAGATACACGGGCATAAAGCCTTTGGTACTTGTGCTTGCTGTGGTGTAGATTCTAAAGAACTCAAAGGTCAGAAGCTACACTTAGATCACTGCCATCAAACAGAAGCATATAGAGGGCATCTCTGTAGTAGCTGTAATCGTGGCATAGGTTTACTAGGTGATGATATTGAAGGCGTACAACAAGCAGTAAATTATCTAAAGAAAGTAGAACTAAAGAATGAAGAAGATTGAGCTAGAGGCAACTAACTTTGTTAAGACTAAGAGTGATAAGTTTGACACAGGGCTTAACAAAGAAGTACGCAGTCTAGACAGTTACATCTTAAACACCTTACATGATTGTAGGGAAAGGGAGAGGGTAAGGGAGAAGATACTGGAAGCAAAGATGTGGGCTAGATTAGCAGCAGACAGACACGGAATAAAATAAGGGGGCTTCTTAGCCCCCTCTCTCTTTGTTTATAACTGACCTGCTTCGTCATAGGCATCTTTGAGATGCTCACTATAACTTATAAATAAATCTAGCTCAGCAAAAGAGTAGTCTTCTATAGCACCACTCACACCAAACTTTTCTTTCATTACTTTCTGAGCTTCGGATGTTATCTCTTTAGAGAACTTTGACTGTGCTTTATATGCAGCTCTTAGTTGCAGGTTTTCACCTGTAGTATAGCCATCATCTAACCTCTCACGTATCTGCTTCTTAGCACTACGTAGTACAGCCTTTAACATACCGCGTCTTTCAGGCAGGTCACCTTTCATAAACTTCTCTGTCTTTAAAAGTCTCTGTGTTGATCTCTCCAAAATAGGTGCTAACATACCGTTGAAAGCTTTATCATAGGCAGGTAGTTTAGATCTTTCACTAGCAGTCCAGGCTTGCATCTCGGACATAGAGTATGCTTTCTCAGTAGCTGTACGACCCTGCTTTATAGTTAAACCAAAGATCTTAGCAAAGGGGTTAGCGTCATATATCTCACCCTCTCTTGCTGCTACTTTTAAATCTTCACCAGTAATAGTATCTGTCTTACCTATGAATGCCTCAAGAATGTTATCAAAGTATTTTGTAGAAGTCTGAGTAAACAAACCTAAACCGTCAGCTTGTCTTACGTCTTTAGCTGTGTCTGTACCCATAGCAAAACCTACAATCTTATTGACAGCATCTAAAGGTCTAGTAGTACCTGCTAATAGATTACCAAAGGTTTTTTGGAAGGCATTAAACTGTGCACCACGTGCACCTTCATCTTGGTTTATCAATACATCTAATAGATTGTTTAGATCATTACCAAACTGAGCGTCTTTTGCTAATTGTCCTACAGCAACTTGAGTACCTATCTCTTGTATAAGCTCTGGTGGTACTTTCTCGTCGTTACTTAGCATATTGACTATACGCCCAGCGGCAAGGAAGGCAGAGAAAGGGTAGGTGTTTTTAGCATCTATAATCTTACCACCACCTACATTAATCTCATATACACCTAAGCCATCATCCCTACGTTCTTTATCATATTGAGAGGCAAGTATTAAACCAGCTATACCTACAGTTGTACGAGCAGCTGCATCCATTTCTGAAACACCCATACCTTCATTTTTAAACATGCGTTTATACATAGGTTTAAGTAGCGTTTCAGGTGCAGAGAAAGGGCCCCATTGATAAGCGGTAGCAACAACGTTGTTAAAGAAGCGACCAAAGGGTAGTATAGTACCTAAGAAAGGTGTATTAGATACAGTCTCTACAAACTTTGCTGCTGTTCTAATAAGCTCTGGTTGTTCTGTTGTAGTGTAATCTTTAGCAAACACAGACTTGAGAGTAGTATCTAGTGCACCTGATATAACCTCATCATCAATAATTATATCATCAGATAGTAAGGCTTCTTTAAGAGTAACACCTCTCTTTAATCTGAGATATTTATCCATATCAGTCATAAACATTTGAGACTTAGTAAATGTATCTTGTATACGCACACCTGTTATCTGATTCATAGCTCTAGTAAAAGCTTCTACATTACGAAAGGATTTACTGTCAGGGTTCATACCATAACGTTTAGCTGATGCATCTACACCACCTGCCATAGTTTCAAACAATACCTTTTGTGCATCTAAGTTGTCAGGGTCTTCAAGAAACTTCATGTATGCATCGCGTGTGGTATATGGGTCCATCAAGTTACGAATCTTTTGTACTTGTAGTGAGCTAAGAGCACGTGCTTGTCTAAAGGATTCCTGTGCAGCTTTACGATTTGTAACACTCTGTGCTACACCTAAGGTCATTAAAGCTGTTGAACTAAACAGATCAGCAACAGTTTGACCTACATAGTACTGGCTAAAACCAGCAACGTTTAATGCTGTAGTAGCAGGTGAAGAAACAAGTAATCGTTTCCATACAGACTGACCATAACGTAATGGCTCAGCTGGCTTAGGTTCTTTAATCTTTGTACCATCAGGTAATGTAGTTTCTATATCACCTTCAGCTTTCTTAATAACCCCTGACTGTAACTTTATCTTTGTCTCAGCTGCTAATAAACCAGCGTTTAAAGTCTTACTAACCTGCGATGCTATCTGTAGAGTTTTACCAGCCTCACTAAAACGGTCAGCCATAAGATCTCCTAGTTTAACACGTGCACCAGTAAGGTTTCCAAAGCTAAATCCTGTATGCTTACCTATAGATACGTTAATATCTTTGAGTTCTTTTTGTGTAAGTGAGTTAGCTACGTTAGTCATAACGTCAGATATATGAACCTCTTTACCAACCTTGTACCCCTTAGATCTGAACACCCCAACAAGGCCACCTATCTCACCTGCTTTTAACTCATCGGGATCACCAAACATAATCTCTCTAATAAGTTGAGAGTCGTCTATAGTGCCTCTACCCTTCTTACCTCTAGCTACCTTAGCATTCCACTTATCTGCCGCTTTACGTATAGCTTTAGCCGCCTCAGGTGTGTCTGCTTTCTTTAGAATAGGAGCATATAAATCTATTGTATTCTGTGCTAACTTCTCTGTCTCTGTGCGTGTGTCTTCAAAGCCAGATTTACCAGCGCCTAGCTTACGTGCAACAAGCTGTGCACCACCTGCAACACCACCAAGGAGACCAGAAAAAGCACTCTGTGTTTTACTAAATGTTTCTTGCGCTCCTACGTCTATCATAATATTTTGATTTGCAATATCTTGATAGACCGCAGCTGTAGCGTCCAACGCTGTAGTAGCATACAATGATTTAGTTGCGGCTGTCTTAAACAGATCCTGCTGTGCTTTTTTCATAGCATCTCTAGGCATAGTCTTCATAGCCTCTGTCTCAACAAGCTTAGAGACTTTATCATATACGCCTTTAGTTCTTGTCTTGGTCATACCTCTAGCCGCCGCACGTGCCGCCGCTTCTCTACCAGCTTTACGACCCGCATCTATAGCTGCTTGTTTTGTAGCACCTGATTGTAAGGCTTCTCTACCAGCCCTGCGTACTGCCGCTTTGATAACTTGTTTACCACTTACTTGAGCACCACCAGCCGCAGCTCTACCTATACCACCAGTAAGTATACCTAAGTAGTTAGTAGGATCTGATGCCGCTGCAAACACGTAGTCGCCTACACCTTTTACTGCACCCATTAAACCATCATTAACAAAGACATTACCTAGCTGATCATATATCTGATAAGCTTTACGCGCTGTTTCTTTTTGTCTCTTGTTTGCTTTAGTTACAAACCTAACTTCACCTGCAGTCATTACAGTATTAGAGTTAAAGTAACGCATGTGCTTTACGAAATCATCTACTACTTCTTCGTCAGACTTATCATTATAATCTACACCCATACGCTCAATCATATAGTCACGGATAGGTTGATTGTACTTATAGTCTTGTCGTATATCGTCTACAGATAAAGTTTCTTCTGGATCAAACGATAGAGTTTCATACTCTCTTTTAGGAGAAGTGTCTGCACCACCATAAAGGTTTTTCATATATTCTTTTTGTTCAAAGTAATTCATACTTAGTCACCTTTAAGTTTCTTAGGAGTACCATCTACGTTGTGGGTTTTCTTATATTTTCTATCCCACGCTTGTTGTGCGTTCTTTTCTTGATCCTTTTGTGAATATTTATTCTTAACCATGACTGTTGCTTCTTTGTCTGTAGGTCTCGGCTCAACTATAATAGGAGTACCATCTGCGTTGTAACGAGCACCATACTGTCTATCCCAGCGTCTAGCATCTGCATTCCCAAAGTCTCCAGTTTCCTCAGTTCCACCTGGCCTGTGCTTCTCTGGCGGTAAAGACTCTGCAGTAGGTTGTACTACAGTAGTTTCTGTGTACGGTAATTCTTTCATCTTAGCTTCTTCAGTAGCTGAGTCTTTAACCTCATCAGTAACTGCATCAGCATCAGCTTCATCTTTCTTTGGATCTAACCCATAATCACCTTTGAGTATATCCAGATAACCCTTACCCATAATGTTTTCAATCTGATCCGTAGCTATCTGCTGATTAAAGAAGCCGCCAACAGCACCATATTGTCTTACATAGATCTTTATGTACTTTTGAACTTCGTCCCTAGCATACAGTTGTATAGCATTCCTTCTTACATCAGCTATTTGTGCATCGGTTATATAGCTTATTTCTTCACCTTCAGGTCTATTATCAATTAACCTCTTTTGTGCCTCAGCCGCTTTGGCTAGTGCTTCCTTAGAATCTTTTGCATCATCGTACATCTCACTTATATCTTTAGCAAAAGTAAAAGCTTCTGTCTTACTAAAAGTTTTTATATCAGAGAATGACATTACAGCATTAGGTATAAGAGAATTAAACTCAGCTAAACGAGAAGCGGCATTTATATCTGCAACAGACATACCATCACCAGCATCTCTTTTACCTAGTTCTTCTCTCGTTCTATCCATAGCACCGAAGCCAAACAATCTACCAACGATACTAGTGTCGTCTTTAAACTTAGCAGCTTTTGCAGTTGCACCATATGTCTCTTTAGCAAACTGCTCTAGTGGCATGTCAATATACTTTGTATCAATGTCAGGTATATTAGGCATATTAATAATAGCTTCAACATCGTTAATAGATAGTTTTTCACCTGCGGATAGACCTGCGTTAGCGTGTGCCTTAGCAAGTTTATTTCTAAGCTCACTTACACCTGTCATACCAGAAGCCATAGCAGTACGTATAATACCTTTAGACCTAGCACCTTCTGGTAAATACTGGAGAGCTTCTCTACCTAAAGATACAGCTGCACTGGCTCTAGCAGTACGTGTACTTATTAGTGCTCTGTTACGCTCACTAGCCTCTATCTGTTCCTGCTTAAAGGCTTCAGCTTCCTCACGCATATCAACCATATTATCTGTTACTTGGTTGAGAAAACCTGCTGCAAACTCTTTCTTATTAAACGCCATTGTATATTAACCCTTTGCCATCAAGCCCATAGGCTTTTGTTCTTGTGTCATTTCTTCTTCTTGTGGCATCTCTTCCTCCGCAGGTTCTCCCTCCTGCGTTTCAACCATAGATTCAACCATCTGTTGCCCTTCATCTGGTGTATCTGTACCTTCTTTATCTAACATACTGTTAGCAATCATAAGGAAGCGTTGCATCTCTGCATCTTCTGCTTTCTTCTGTGGGTTATCATTAGTATCTTTAACATCAATACCCATATCTTCAAGCGAGGCTTTTATGTATGCGTGTATAACAGGTGCTACAACAACCCCTGCATCTATTGAGTGTAGCCCTCGCATAACTCCCTGCATATATGTAGTCTCTACAATAGGAGCTAAGGATGCACCAGCTTGTATCATAGATCCAAAGTCTTGTAACACCTCTTCATTGTCTAGTCTATCAATGTAGTATTTAGCTACTTCGTTAACGTCTGACATTTGCGCTGGTTGTTCCCAAGGGTTATTACGCGGTTCACCTGTGAGTGACTCACCAGGAATTGGTCTATCAAATGGTCCTGCTATTGGCATATTATTATCCTATTTGGTAAAGCCAGCGCCAAAGTATAGGCCGACTATTGCTGAAACTATGTGTGTGTCTAGTGGGGTTATAACAAAGCCACGAGCTGCTTTCCAATGTATAGCATCTGGTGCACCTAGTAGCCAGTTGATGAAGCCACCTTGTACTTCTGTATAACCAACGATTACACTTACGTCAGGATACCATACTGCTACTAGCTTTGGCAACACAATAATAGAGAAGACTGCAGATAAAGCTATGATCCTACGTGTCCATGCAAAGTGCTTATCTGTCTTGCCATGCTCTCTTGCATCGCTGACTGCCCCTACTAGGGCTTTCTGATGTTCTGCTTTATTCTTATTGCTTTGCCCCCACATGGACATAACTCCACCTAAGACAGTGGAGAAAAGCATTGTTATTAATTCTAAGGGAAGTCCAAACATTATGGGAACTCAAACGTTGTTGTATTATCGGATGGTGATTTGTTTAACTGAGATTGGCTTGCTCTAAACGCTCTTATTCTAGCCTTCCTCTGCTTCTTAGGGCCACTCCACCAATGATCAGCCCATACATCCTCTATAGATTCTTTACCTGACAGGACTTTACCTATATCTATATCTTTGTGCTGTAACATATCGTACACAGCTAAGGCCATTTGTTGATCCGCTGACAGAGAAACTACCTGACTTGGTAAATCTTTAGATAAATCTATATTATCAATCCACTCAGGTACATCTTGACTTAGATCTTTATACTGCCGCCTAGCTCTTATAACTGAGGATTTAAAACGAGCAGGTTCATACTGCATAACACCTCTACCAGGACCTCCACCATACTGAGCTAATGTAGGGTCCATTGTGCCAGCAGATTCATGGTAAGCCACAGGCTTAATAACCTTATTGAGTATATCTTCAGGCTTTGCATTCTTTATATTAGCTGCTATAGCTAAAGCATTTTCTAAACTGTCATCTGTAGGATTTTTTTGTAATGTAGCCTCTGCCATTTTAGTATCTTCAACAGTAGGTTCTACCTGAGGTTTAGACATGAGACCTACCTGACCGCCTTTTAGTGTAGAAGTATCCTCTTGATCTACAACAGGTGTCTCTTCTGTACTTGGTATGTTTATTTTCTGCCCAGGAAAAATCAAATCAGGGTCATCTATCTGTGGATTAGCATCTATCAACTCTTTTAAAGATACATCTTTATCCTTAGCTATAGCTGTTAGTGTATCTCCAGCCTTAACCTCAACATCATCTACTTCACCTGTATATACTTCTGGCACAGCCATACGAGCCATGTCAGCTGCGATAGCATCTTCAATATCAACACCACGCAAGTAATCTTCTAGTTCTGTCTGCATCTCTTGCATGTTCTTTTGATCATACAAGTTCATAGGAGTTATTCTAGTTTCACTATTTTTAGCTAACCTAGCACCAGCATCAGCCAAAGAAGCAGCAGTAGAACTGTACAAGGCAGTTACTGGTGTTAACCTTTTGTCTGAATTGTCATTGTTATCATTACTAGAATACGTAGGCTTTGGTGCAGAGAAGACTGCAGAACTACCTTTTTTATCTGCTGTACTAGGACGTGAGCCTAGACCTGAGGGTCTCAGCTTAGGTGTTGGAGTACTACTGGGATTGTAGAAACTCGATACAGCGTTTGGATCATAACCTGGTTCTGGCATATTATAACTTTCCGAATAATAGTTTTGCTGCGTTAGTGGCGATCTCTCCAAGGAACTTTCCTGATGCCGCTGATAGGCCACTAGAGTCAGTGTTGCCCCCAGCAGAAGCACGTGCCTCAGCTTGAATCTTAGCAATGGCAATGTTAGCATCCCTTTCAGCAGCGTTTTCACCTGACTGCCAAGCCCAAGCAAGAACGTCACGTTCACGTTGAACCATATTATTATATGCAGTCATAGTTAAGTTGTTAGCGGCAAGAGCCGCGTCACGATTAGCTTGGTTGTCAGCTGCGTTTTCAGCTGTTGTTATAGACTGCGCCCACTGAGCGTTAGCCTGTGCTACAACTAGATGGTTAGTAGCGTTGAACTGATCACGTGCATTCTCTTGATCTGTGTTAAATCTAGATAAAGCATTAGCTTCACCAGCGTTGAAACGAGACATAGCATTCTTTTGCTCAGAGTTAAACTGTGATACCTGCGTAGCAAGTGTAGCAAAGAATTGATTAGTCTGATTTTCAGATGAAGCGTTAAACTGTTTAGCTGCATTCTCTTGTGCTGTATCAGACAGAATAGTATTAACACGCTCTTGAGCTTTGAACATGTTTGTCTGTTGCTCATTGCTTAGGTTAGTCATATCCATCTGTAAGAAAGCTTGAGCATTCTGTAGCTGTGCTTGCTGTCTATTGTTTAGATTAGCCATATCCATCTGAGACATAGCCGCTGCATCAGCCATAACCTTAGCTTGACGATTACTTAGATTAGCTAGGTTCATAGTCTGAGCCATCTTAGCATTCTCAAGAGCTACCTGCTGTTGTGCTGTAAAGTTCATGTTAGCTATCTCAGATACCTTAGCCGCGTTCTGAACCTTAGCTTGGAAGTCTTGAGTAAATTCCATGTTGAGGAAGCCAGCACGTTGACGTGCAGATTCCATAGCAACCTCTTGTTTGTTAGATGCATCCATCTGTGCTATAGGTAACGCAGATTCCATAGCCGCTTGTACGATAGCCATACCCGCCATAGATGAAGCAGATAAACCTCTAGCTGCCATCCTTGCGGTAGCACCTCTCATAGCTCCTGCCGCCCATGCTGGTGTAGAGCCACCCTCAAAGTCTGCCATTAGGGAAGACATCTCGTCCTGAACACTAGCCGCTTCTAGCTTCTCTGTCCCATATATGTCTTGTACTTTTTGTTGATCTACAGATGAACCATCAATAGTCTCGCCTGTCTCAAGTACACGTGTAGGAGCATTTTCTACTTTAGCTGCCTCACCCTGAGCCGCCTCTAACTTTAGCTGTGCTAACTTTGTAGGATCTCCTGTAGCTGCTGTCATAGTAGCTTCGTCACTTACAGTACCTGTAGCTGCGGTAACACCTGCAAGTGCTTTATCTACAGCTGGAGCCGCAGTAGCTGAATCTATAGTAGATACGGGTGTGGTTGGTGAAGCTACTGCTTCTGGTGCTTGTTCAGCTGTTACATTTGTAGCTGTATTAGCGTCACCTAGTTGACCTGTACCTGTAGCAATCTCTGTACCCGTACCAGTATTAGCTACTGTATCGGCTTTGATAGTTAGCTTACGAGGGTCTGTTGTTATAGCAGAAGTCATAGTACTTGCGCCACTATTAACTACAGTACCTTCATCTGTAGTAGTTTCATCTGTAGTAGTTTCTTCTTCCTCTGTAGTAGTACCACCTTCAGCCATCATCTTAACAGGATTACCTTCTATGGTTCTCCTAGCCGCTAGTGTGAACTTACCCATTCTAGCCGCCGCCGCAGGGTTGGATGATAGAAAGAGGTTAATAGATTTTTGATCCGTAGGGCCGTTATATCCCAGCGCTGGTAAAACCTTATTCTTTAATGTTTCAGGCTTAAACCCTACAAACTTTTTTGCCATGTTATTTATTCCCTAACTGCATCCACACTGCACCAGCGATGAATGTTAAAATAGCGATTGTTGTTACCTTGACGAATGTAGACCATATACCTCTACGTGTATCGCGCCATACGTCAAGTAGATCTCTCATATCATTTATATCTTTAGCAGCTGTAGCATCGTGTAGGCCAATAGAGGACAGAGCTTGTTTAGCTCCACGCTTAGCTGAACGGTCTAGCATAGATTCTAACTCATCTGGTGTCAAGTTAATGTCAGCCATTAGATAGTACCATTAGTATTAACATCACCTGTTACAGTGAGGTTTCCGTTTGCATCTAACTTCATCTTGTTAGTACCGCTTGTAGCAAAGTACAAAGTACCAGAACTCTCTGTTACAGTCCAGTTACCTAGGTCTACAGTAGTAGCGTTAAGTGTTGAAGCAGAAAAAGCTTGAGATGAAGAACCTGCTAGTTCTGCTTTAGTATCTATTTCTGTTTGTAAGCCCACAACATCGTTTATAGCTAAAACTTGTGAAGGAACAGTTGCTGCTATAGTAATATCAGACGTGCCATTAAAAGAAGCTGTACCTGTAACGTCACCCGATAAAGTAATACTACGTGCTGTAGCTAACGCTGTAGCTGTTGATGCATTACCTGTAACAGCACCTGTAACATCTCCAGTTACATTACCAGTTAAGTTACCTGTAACATTTCCTGTATGTACCCCTGCCGTATTACCAGTTACATTACCTGTAACGCCACCCGTTATGTTACCTGTTAGGTTTCCTGTTACATTACCTGTAACATCGCCTGTCACGTTACCTGTAACATCACCCGTTAGATCTCCCGTAACATCACCTGTAAGATCACCTGTAACACCACCAACTAAACCACCTGTTAAGTTACCTGTAACATTTCCAGTTACATTACCTGTTACATTACCTGTTACATCACCAGTAATATCTCCTGTGACATCACCTGTTAGGTTTCCTGTGACGTTTCCTACAACACCACCTGTTGCTGTTGTAACACCTGTTATACCTAGTGTACCTGCTACTGTAGCATTTTCATCTACTGTAAGAGTGTCCACATTAGCAGTACCATCTAGCCACAAGTTCTGCCATTGCTGTGTAGAAGTACCCAAACTAAAAGTACCTGTTACTTCTGGTAATATGTTACTATTCACATCAGCATTAAAATCTACAGTATCTGTAGCTGCATCTCCGAAAGTAAGATTACCAGCAATAGTAGTATTACCTGTAACACTAAGGTTACCACCTACAGAGACATTGCCTGTGGCGGTAACAGTAGCGGCATTAACACCACCTGTAAAGAAAGCGTTTTTAAACTTAGCTCCTGCAGAGCCTACATCTAAAGTGTTTGTTGTCTTAGGTAGAACTGTTGTAGAAGAAACAACTAAGTTTTGAGTTGGTCCTACTTTAGTAATAGGTGCACCTTCACCAGATGACCCATCATGCTTGTGTCCTGTTGATGCGTTAAATCCTGCTTCAAGAGCATTGTATTCTGCATCAAAGTCATCAGCATCAATAACGTTTCCGTTAGCAATGTTGTTACCAGTGTCTTGACGTGTATAACCTGCCATGTTTTAGTCCTTACTGTCTATCGTTTTGTCTATACTCTAGCAGGGCTGTGTCTAGAGTGAATGTGGGATTAGTAGAGTTATCCTCTACACGTAGTGCTATAGTCTTACCTGACCCAACAAGATTAGTATTATATACTACGTCAAGTTCACCCCCAAAGGTAGCGGTGTCAAACACAGAAGCTGAAGAGCCATATATAAATACAGATGTACCTGTGCTTTGTATTCTTTGTGTTTCTGGTTGTACAACACCTGTATTTGTTCTAGTATCAAAATCATATTTTATGTTTAACCCTATATCCATAGGACCTGTAGGGACAGCATACAGGGTTATCTTATAAAAAGATTTACGTAGCTGCGGATCAGAGAGAGGCATGAAAGGTGATTCGTATATACCGTCAATGTTATCACCATCAAAGCTAGAACCTGTATCCATAATATAGACGTAGCCATCTCCATTAGCAAAAGCAATAGTCTCTGCTGTACCTGAGTAGCGACTGTCAGCTATGTGAGCTTTTATACCAAAGGTAGTAGACCAACTCATACCAGAAGCACCCTGTGCTATAAGTTTAGTAGCTATCAAACCTTTAGCCACTTCCTTTTGTTCGGACTCAATAAATGCAAATATTCTGTACTGAGATTTCTCACGTAAAATGACAGAAGTAAAGTTAGGGGTACTAGCCAAAAAAGTAGTAGCATCTTTAGTAATAGGATCAGATGCAATATCTAAACCAAAGTCACCAATACGATCAGTAGCACTTAGTAATCTAATACCGTCAGCTGCTAGGTACATAATGTCACCACCAACTTCTTGTATAGTATCTCCGTTTATACAACCCATCTTACTTGCTATAGGTGATACTTGAAAATCAGATGATGTACTACCTGTTAATCGTTTTATACTATCTGCTGTAAAGATAATAAGTTGATCACGGAATACAACTAAACCTGTTACGTCAGAGGAAGCACTTATAGAACCTGCACCATCTCCTGCTGCGAAGTTATCAACAGTAGAAGGGGCGGTAAAGAATACGTTATTACCCTTTGCATAGAATGCTGTATCTTTAAACACAGCTACATGTGAAGCTCCTAACACATCTGTACTACCAGTTATTGCTGTAAGAGAATTACCAGAAGTGTTATAACTAGCAGGGTAGTTAACTCCATCAACAAACAGAACTTTGTCATTACCGTCTAGGTTGTAAAAAGAACTACGTGCCTTAGTGCCTAACAAAGGTCTAGCACCCATAGAAGTCCATGAAGTACCTGTACCATAATAGTACTCTGTTACATTATTAGCGTTCTTTCTAGCAACTACAATTCTTCCAGAGCTTATAACTTTTAAAGCTAAGATAGAGCCTGTGCCAGGAACTGTTGTAGTACTATACTTTTCATAACCTTTTATCTTAGAGTAACCACCTTCTTTAGTAGCTTCAAAGTTCTGTAAAATAGTAGCAGAACCAACAGCATTAGTACCATGCTGCAAGGCACTGAGATTAGAGATGAGACCACCCTTAAACTCAATAGGAAATGTTTGCCACTGTGTAGCCATTAGAAATGTACTCTTGTATCTCGTAAATATTCTGTGCGATTGATATGTAAACTACGTAGCTGTTTAATACCTTGTTCAAACTTTTGTAATGCTAATTGTGCTGCTTGATTATCACCTCTAAACTGGTAAACATAATACATAGCACCATCTACAATAGTATGCTTGTACTGTTCTGGTAGGTTTGGTACATCTGTTGCACTCTCTAGTTCAAACCCTACACGAAAATATTCATATACTACTTCATATTCTTTATCAGGTGCTGGGTAAAATACTAATTCTCTACTAGGTGTTCTTACAATATGAGTAGGTGTACCAAAGGTACTTGATGAAGAGTTATACTCAGAATCAGCATGTTTGTCAAGCCATTCCTCATACGTAAGTACTTTTAGTTTAACAGTTTTTACGTTTAAACCAGAGTTACGTTTAATACGAAATGTATTCATATTGATAGTCTTACTATCGTGGGGCATACTATAACGTACTTCACCTACAGCAAGTACTTCTGTTTCTTCTACATGATTCCAAGGCCACTCAAACTCTTCTTGGTTTATGTGTCTTATAGATGCATTAATAGAATCTTTAGCAAAACTATAATAACCTGTAGCTGTAGCAAAGTTTGAAGTAGTAAGTTCTACCTCGTTAAGTCTTCGATTAATATCGTTAACTAAGTTTATGTAGTCATAATTCATACTTACTTCTCCCTTACACGTAGGAAGATACTACGCTCATATTGCAAACCTGAACCTGTTGAGATTCTACATATAATTGTGTATCGTATGTTGTTTGTACCTAAAGAAAATCTAGCAGTAGAAACCTTACCAGAGATTGTACCAGTAACAAACTGAAGTCCATTAACAACACCAGAGTCTTCTACTAAAGTTGTAATATCTGATGCATCCTTGATAAACCATGTAACTGCAGAAAGAGTGTCTTCACCTAAGAATCGTGACCAATCTACACTATAGTCTACAATCTCATCTTTATCTTTATCAGGCCATCTATATGACATATTTTATCCTTACGCTGTAATATATACAGTATTGTTTGTATCTTGTTTATCAATAAACAAAGTGCGCTGTGTGTTGTATTGATCTGCATAATCTACATAAGGAAATACTACAAAGGTAGGATCTTCTAAGTTTGCAGATAGTGTAGCAGATATTGAACTCAGTGTTAGTCTAGCCTGTGCGTCTTCATCAGTAAAGTCAAAATTGTTTAGTGTTAAAGATACACCTGTTACTGGTGTTACTGCCTTAGCATTAAATCCTAAAATGCCTGAGGTAGTAGAAGCAGGAATACTATCAAACACTGTAGAAGCTTTAGCATCTACATCTGTAAAAGTATTAATACTAAAAGATGCCGTTACTGAAGGTAGGGTTGTACTAGCTTGTGCATCCTCATCAGTAAAGTTATAGTTGTTTAAAGCTAATACTACACCCGATAGAACACTAGAAGCCTGTGCATCAAAACCTAGTACACCAGAGTTAGATGTAATTGTAGCTGAAGGTATTAACCTATTAGCTTTAGCATCTATATCAGCAAAAGCATTAGCAGTAAAGGAAGCACTAACTGCAGTAGGTATAGTACTAGCCTTACCAGATGAACTTACAGAATTAATACCTGTAGTAGCGTCTACATCTGAGATGAATACAAAGCCTTGTGCATCAACCTCAATATTAACATTACCTGTAGCAGTCACACTAGGTATTGTTCTAAATGCCTTAGCGTTATAATCTAAAGCACCTGCGTTAAACTGCGCTAATACTCCTGGCAAGAACGAGTTTGCATTTACTGCAGTTGCGCTCTGTGAAAGAGGGGTCTCTGATAAAGCTGTAAAGCCTAGCATGTTATTTAACCCCTCTCAATAGTACGGGTTTATTGTTATTATTCAGGTTTAGTAGGCCATGTTATATCAGTCGGAAATCCTGATTGTTCTGGTACAGCCCTTAACGCTTGACGATATGCTGTTTGTGCATCTGTCATAGTTAAATCGGAAACTGCCCACCAATCTGTCTCTGATAGTTTTTTATTTCTATCTGCGCGAGCTATAGCTTTGTTTCTATCTTCAACGCTAAACGTATCTGTTACTTCTAAAGATTGCATTATTTTACTCCAAAATAGTATTAAGGTAAAAGTGTAAGTGATGCCAGAACCAGAGAATCACCACTTGTAGTTGACGTTGTTGTTGTAGTCATGCTAGGAGTTGGCGCTTTACTAGTAAACGCACCTGTGAATATAGTACTCAATGCAGTTCCGCTATTATTCTGGGTAGTATCATCAAAGCCTATTGAACTATCAATAGTCGCGGTTCTATTAGAAACCCCACAAGCATACATTACTACGCCTATAGTAGCATAATCAACGCTTCCTGCATGAGTTAAACTATATGAATGTGATGAAAAGCTCGACGATGCACCCACGCCTGTATTTTCACTTTGTACAGAATGCTCTACACTAGACACAGAGTATGTCGGTCTAAAAACATATAGAGTTCTATGTCCCCTCGGATACCCAACATTACTCTGGTTTTGACAGCTAAAACCCCCTATAGTAGTATTAGATTCATTTCCCTGTGCAATTTTATAGCTCATTTGTTGTTGGCACATATCATAATTGGAACCTCCGGGTTTCCAATACCAGTGACCAGGTGCCAAAGAACCGCCAACATAAGGAGTAGTACCACCGTTTCTCGTTATCCGAGTAAAACCAGTACCTACATTAGAATCATCCCCACTAACCCCATAACCAGGTCCAGTTACCATACCCACAGATTGACACATTACCAATATATCACCTGCTTGAATACCACTTGGCATAGTATGGTTTCTGTCATTATTAGAAGCAGCCTCAACACTTTTAGTTACATAGGTTGCAGACCTGAGAAGGAGAGTATTTGATGTAGAATCAGGATATTGTAATACTGGTGGGTATGTCGAACTGTCTATTTTTAGCCCTCCAGCAATAACAAAAGGAGATGCAGATTTAAAAACAGTAGGCTTCATGCCAGCCAGTTCAGCTGGTGTATAAACCACTTCTACAGTACTATTATCTGCTTTATAGGCTGTTATTCCATTTGATCCATTAATAGTTACTTTAGACATATTATAATCTCCTTATACAATAGACCAGAAACCGCCGTCTGGTACTGTTATTGTTGCTGAGTTTCCTATGGTTACAGGGCCGATAGTCATTGTGGATCTTGTAGTGCTTACAGTCTTATTAGAGCTAATACTTTCGGCGTTTTCAAAATATATATCATCTACAGCTCCCGCAGAAATATCTCCACTTCCTAGCAGGGAAGTACCTCCTACTGTCTTTAATCCACTTATGTTTGAAATAACCCTACTGTCATTAATAACAGTTGTACCATTTACTTTTATAGCCATCTTCGTTTTCCTTTTACTATTAGCTGTTAAGTTTTTGCTTTAGCTCATCTATCTGAGTCTGTTGTTCTTTAATTGCCTCTATGAGTAAACCAACCATGTTGCCGTACTGCACAGTCAAATGACCTTCATCACCTTCTTGTACTAACTCAGGTAGGACTTCTTGTACTTCTTGTGCTATAACACCAGATGACTTTTCATCGGTATCTTTAAAGGTAAAGTTATAACCACCTAGTTGTTGCACTTTTCTTACTGCATCTGCGATGGGCGTAATATCTTTTTTAGTATTTCGGTCAGACGTGGTGTTAAAATTTGTAGCTGTTACGGTAGTAAGTGTAATATTAGCGTCTAGATTAACAGTAACACCCCCACTAGAACCACCACCATTAAGGTTTGTCCCAGCCGTTACACCTGTTATGTCACCTACGTTTGCGGTAGCACCTGTAGCTACACCGTCCAGTTTTGCTTTATCCGCAGCAGAGATAACACCTGCAGCTGACGTTGTAGCACCAGGAACTGTTGTGTTAGAACCTGAACTTGAAACTATAGTAACATCTGTCGTTGACGTACCACTACCTAAGTTTGTAGGCACGTTTACTTGTGCACCTGATGCTATACCATCTAACTTAGATTTAAGAGTAGTAGTAAAGTTTTTCTGTGTAAGACCACCATCACCTACAGAGTATGTTGTGTCTGTAACTGTTTCTGTGGCTGTAGCTAACCCAGTGACGTGTCCATAAGTATCAAGTGTTACGTCTTGTATATACGTTCTACCTGAGCCATTAACAGATGCTTGAGAAGAAGTATCGTCATGGCTAATACTTATTGTAGCATTACCACTTTGGTTAGCTGTGAATGTACCACTGCCACCAAGTGCACCAGTACCTTGTACTGTTAATGTGCCATTCCCTACAGACACAGTGCCAGTTCCTACTGATTGAACGTGACCATATGTATCAAAGGTAATGTCTTGTATGAATGTATTGCCACTATTGTCACTGTTACTAACGCTACTTGTATCAGCATGGCTTAGTGTTACATCTCCAGTACCACCACCTGATAAGCCAGAACCAGCAGTAATAGTCTGGTCATTCTTAGCGTTAGCCTCAATACCATCTAGCTTAGTACCATCAGTAGCTACGTCACGTCCGTCTACTGTACCTGATACAACTACGTTGCCAGTTACGTCAATGCCTGTTGATGATGTGGAAAGTTTGGATGCGTTGTTGTGGTAAAGATTTACACCTGCATCTTCAGTTGCAGTAATTAAATACTCTAAAGAAGTGGGAGAACCGCTAGTAACTGAAAACGACCTACTTGAATCATTATCATCACTATCAATATTAATTACAACACTTTCTTTGGCGCTTATCTTCATACCATCAGCGGCAGTAAACGCAAAATCACCTGATGAATTAATACCATCAGCGGTCACTGTGCCTGTTACGTCAATGCCTGTTGCTGTTGTGGCTAGTTTTACGCCGCCGTTATGGAAAGCAGTTACAGCCCCGCCAACGGCAGCGGTAATCATGTTTGCAGTATCAGCAGGGTTATTTACCGCAAAATCCTGAGCTAAAACTTTTAAACTACCAGTACCAGTTTCTTTGATAAAACTATGATTATTAGACCCATCATGGTAAATCTGTAGGTCAGAGCTTGCACCAAAGGTAGCTTTTACACTATCTGAAAAGTTTAAATCGCCAGAGCTTTTTACGTCAGCGGCATTACTTCTTATAAAAGCATCACTGCTCAATCCATCAATTAAATCCGCATCTAAACCACTTCCAGAGCCATCAACAGTTTTTAGTGCTGTTAATATCTGAGCCGCTGTTTGGTCTGCTGTAGCGTTAGCCTCAATACCATCTAGTTTTGAGCCATCTACACTAACATTACGACCATCAAAGGTAGAATTAGTAGTTACTGCCCCAGTTAACGCACCGCCAGCTAAAGGTAACTTAGTAGCCAATGCTGTTGTGAGTGTAGAATTATAATTAGCATCATCATTGATAGCCGCCGCTAACTCATTCAAGTCATTGAGTGTGCTTGGTGCGCCACCAATAAGTGTTGTGATCTTATCAACTACATAAGCTGTTGTAGCTATCTTAGTGCTATCATCGCTTTCAGCTTGTGTTGTTGCTGTAGATAAACGAGCCGCTGGGATTGTTCCTGTAAGATTAGTTGCTGGAACATCAATGCCAAGGCCTTCTATATCAGCTTTAGTTTGATCTGCCGTAGCGGCTGTTTCAATTCCATCCAATTTTGTATGGTCAGCATCCGTAAAGACATTACTATCCGTAGCACTTCCAACCAATGTTTTTATTTCTGCGGCTGTTTGATCAGCAGTAGCACCTGCCTCTATAGCATTAAGCTTAGTGTGATCAGCGTCTGTAAAGACATTACTATCACTTGCAGATTCAACAAGTGTTCTTATCTCTGAAGCAGTTTGATCAGCAGTAGCTGCTGTTTCTATACCATCTAGTTTAGTACCGTCTGCTGCAACATCACGCCCATCAATAGTACCTGACGCTGCAACATTACCTGTAACAGATATTCCTGCAGGAAATGCTACACTTCTATCTGGCTCTTCTATAACAGCCCTGTCTGCAGGGTATGTCATAAATATATCTTTAGTCCCAGAAGAGAAGCTTACCGCATTCCCACTATTGGAACTACTTAAAATTGTAGTACGGGTAAGAGTGTTACCCGTATTAAATGTACCTAGTCCTACTTCCCATTCGTCAACACCAGAAGCGGTATGCACAACAGCGTAGTAAGCCGTATCACCATTTGACATATAAGAGTTGAAGGCTTCAAAGGTAGAGGCCGCCCCACCTAGAGCAAATGCGCCAGTACCTGTAGTAACTGTTCCTTCTTTTACACGATCTTTAATAATGAATGCCATTGTGCAGTACCTATCTTATGAATTAACTGATGCGAATTACAGCGTTAGTAGCGTCTGCCGTTGGGAAGACGATAGTAAAGTCGCCGCTAGTAGATGTAACAGTACCACCAAAATCAAACACAGCAACAGCTTTGTTAGCCTGTGATGAATTATAGATAATTGCGCCATCTGCAGCAATAGTAAGGTTAGTGAATACTTCATCAGCAAAGTCTACAAAGGCAGTAGTACCTGACAAAGTAATAGTAGCACTATCAAGTGCCTGACCTCCTGCTGTGTAGTTTGTACCAGTAGCTTCATCCGATGCTCCTGTTACTGTAGAGTAGTTAGTTGTAGCTGCACCATAGCTCGCTGAAGGTGAAGCTTTTATAAGAGCTACTTTTAGTGTATCTGTATCCAAGTCGTGAACACCCCCAAGAAGCTCTTGCTTGAAGCTGTTGCACATTGCAGTTGTAATAGCCATCTTGTGATGTCCCTTTTATGTGTTAAGAAAGTACAAAGGGGCCAGCGTATAGCCAGCCCCAATGTTAAAGTTTTTATGCAGCGTTGTAGTGTGCTGTGATTAATGCTTCAGGGCGAAGAATCTTGCGCCCGTAAAGATGCATACCGCGAACAATGTCAGCGAATGAATCTGGGTCACGATAGTTCTCGACCTTACTGATCTGCTCAGCAGATGCAACAGCATCGTCTTGTCCAGCTACGATAACACCAAAGTTTACGTCTTGTGCTAATGCACCAGAAGTTCCAGCCCCTGTACCTTTAGCAGGTAATGAGTTAGATTGGTATATACGGAAGCCGTGTAGGTTGTTTAGCACCAAGCCGTTTTGTAGACCTGCTCCACCGAAGTCAGCATTCAACATACGTGAATCTTCGTCTTTGAGCATTTCGATAAACACTGGGTCTAGGACCAGCCATCTACCTCTTGAGTCAACATTTGCTTGATCCATTTGACGTGCCATACGAGCAACCACTGTCAAAGGTGAAACAGTCGCTGTAGACAACGCTGTTGCGCCTGGAAGACGTGGAGCCAATGGGATTGAATCACCATTAGCATATGCTGTTGAAGCAGAGTCAGCTGAACCCAAAGAACCGAAGTCCGTTGCATCCAAATGGTTAGCAGTTAAAAACTCACCTGTTAGGTTTCCAGCTGTGTCATGCTGTGCATCACCTGCTGTTGCAGTAATATAAGCACCTGCAGTTGTGTGACCTGACATATAAGATAAAACGTCTGCATCCATTGAGTCTGCCATCTTAAACGCTGCGCGGTCAGCAGCTAAGCTAACGTAGTCAACATTTGAGAATTGATCCTCGATGTCATCCATCTTGAACGCAAAGTAGTTAGCTTTGTCAATAGTCAAAGAGAAGTCTTCATCATTCAACTTTTCAACAGAGATAGCTGTGTGACGCTCAAGAGCGTTTACAGTTACATCTGGTTCTTTCTGAATGCGAACAACATCGCCTTGGTTTGCAATCTCACCAAAGTAAGAGTTATTAGTGATTGCGTTAGCTACAGCTGCACGACGAAGTGCGATCTGTGCTTGTTTTGAGTAGATAATTGGGGAAAAGTTTCCGTTAAATCCACCACTTGCGGAAGTAATAGCCATTGTGTAATCTCCTTATAGATATGGCGTGACATTATACGCTTCATACCAACTAAAGAGGCTCTTACTATTAGGGTAGTCAGCTTTACTTTTGGGATTGCAATCCTTAGAGCGCTGGGCCTTTAGTCTGAGGTAGTTCTTTTTCGTGGATAGAGCTTAGTTATAAGCATGTGCAGTACAGGGACAAATCTCAATAAAACCCTCACTGCACATGCCCATAGTTGTACCCATCTTTTAACAGATGTCAACTATTTCTTTGATAAATCGTAAATAAATTTACCGTTACGTTGAGCGTCCATAATTTCTTCTTGACGCTTCTCATATTCTTTAATGCTCATCTTAGCAATTTGTGACTCACGTAAGTAAGATGAACTGTCTTCTGGCTCTGGTGCAGCTGAGCGTTTACTCTTTACAGAACTCGCTGCGCCCTTATCTGATGAAGCAGTTTTACTTTTAGTAATACCCATATCAGATTTGTATAGGTCAATAACACGAGATACAGATTTAGCATCGTCTACATTTTCATAGAGAGCATCTTGTACCCACTTAGGCTGATTGTCTGCCCATGTGTGGAAAGCATCATCATCTCTGATAGATATAAAGTCAGAGTGCATACCTAGTAACTCTGCCTCAGCCTTCTCTCTTTTTGCAGTAGACCTTAGTTCTTCTATCTCAAGAAGCCTAGCATCTAAACTAGAAGACTTCTTATCAGCTTCTTTTGCTGCAATAGCTTCTACAATACCTGCAACGTCTGGGTATTTTCTAGCCCATGCATCTATCTCTTCTTCAGACTTAGGAAGTACAAGCTCATTCTTTGTTGCCAGATCTAACTGCTTTTCTAGCTTCTCAAGCTTAGCACTAAAGTCTTTCTCTTTATCCTGCATGTGTCGGCGTATATCAGAGTAGCGTTGCTTGAAGGTTTTTTCTTCAGCACTTAGCTCAGCATCGTCTTCTTGTGCTTCACCTTCGGGTTCTTCTTCTTGTTTGGTACTACTCTCTGTCTGAACTTTGGGTTCGACAGGATCTTCGCTACTGGGTTTCGCTTCAACAACTTCTTCTGTTTCATCTGTCTCGCCACGTGCTTGTTTTAGCAGTGCCTCTAGTTCTTCTTGATCACGCTTAACACGTGCATCATTCCTTTGATGTGAAGCCGATGAAGTTTTAATCATCGTAGTTTCTTGTGGCTCTTGTATCATGTTATACTCCTTATGATGGGGCCAGCCTAAGCTGGGTAGCCTTATAGTTATTTGGATGTCTTATAGATATTTATTTTTTCTTTGCTTTTTTCATCAGTCCACCTTTAGCTCTACCGCCTTTAGCATTTCCGCTAGAATCAAACTGACCTGATTTTATTCTGTCTTGAATAGTTTTTTGTGACTTTGCATAATCTGCCATTTTTTCTGTTCTTGTCTTTTGATCTTGAGTTTTTGCAAGTTTTTGACCATAAATATTTTCGCCTTTATCTCTGGCTCTTCTGATCTCAGCTTCTGTGGCAAAGTTACCAGCGTCTTTTTGTGCTTTAAGACTAGCTAGTCTTGCAGATTCTGCCTCTTTTGCCTTACGAATATCTCTAAGTCTTTTACTCTCCTCTGGAGTAATAGTGTCTACTAAGTTCATATCAAGACGAGTTGTTTTTATCTGGCTAGGATCATTAGCGTCTGTAGTATATGGAAGAAGATCATAAGCTTCTTTAGTAAAAACCTCACCTGCAGGATTTTCTATGGCAGGTGTTTCACTATTTTCAATCAGATTCAAAATCTCTTGTGCCTCAGCATCTTGATCTTTTACTTCAGGTTTTTCAACTTTTACTTCAGGCTCTTTGACTTTTACTTCAGGTTCCTTAACCTGTTCTAAGACCTCGCCATATGTAAGCGTTGGGCTATAGTCGTTTTTCTCATTAGCTTCTTTTGCCTTCATAGCTGCGAATGATTCACTCGCACCAAAGCTACCTGTTGTGATAAAGTCTATCCAATCGCCATCATTAGCTGATCCTTTTGTTGATGCAAACTCACTACCTTCTTCCATAGATACTTCAGCTATCTTAATAAAAGTATTTCGATCTTCTATATTACCATACCCAAGTTCTGTTGCTACAATAGTTTCTTGACCTAAATAATTATCTTCACCTTCACCTGTGTACCTTCTACCTAAGACAGGTGAACCATCACTGCTTTTTATATCTGTTGCATACCACTCAAACCCGTCACCAGCATACACACCAAACTTAGTAACCTGACCATAAGATTCAAACTGCGTTTCTTTTCCAGTTTTAGGGTCTGTGAATGTGGATACATTACCTGTTGTAGGAGCTATTGTATTCTCTGCTACCTCTACAGGCGACTGTGTTTTTTCTAAATCCATACCTGTTATTGCAGGGTCTCCAGGCGAAATAGCATCTCCAGTAATGTTACCTTCAAAGTCATACACTTCACCAGCTTCCATAGCTATTGCTTTTTCAAGAGCCTCAGCTTCTGCCGTAGTCTCTGGTACAAATGCTTTTACTACTGCACCATATATTTTCTTGATAAGACCAGGTTTACCATCCTTAGATGCTTTTAGCATATCTTCAAGAACACCTTTATCTCCTGCGTATTCTTCTGATGCAATCCTTCGTTCTATTTCTTTCTCTAAACTTCTAGCGCTATTCATCATAGCAGCCTTAACAAAAATACCTAGTACAGGATTAATAACACCTGCACCAAACGCTATTGCTGTAGACTTAGCAGAAGATTGATCTTCTAACATATTAGCAATTTCTTCAGTAGTAAGCTCTTTATAATTTACAGGATCGGGAGCTACCATTGGTCTACTACTCTTACCGCCAGACGCTACAACCTGTGGCTCTGGTTGTGCTTCTGCAGCAGGTGCTTCTTCAACAACTTCTGCCTGTAATGTATATCCAGGAGGTATAGAAGTCTGAGGGCTACCATTAATAAATGTAATATATATAGAGTGACCAGCTTCGTTAACATAGGTACGTACTTCTACAGTAGGTGCACTACCTGTTGACTCATAACCTGAAGTGATGCCTGTGCTACCTAAGCCAAGAGCACCCATTTCGTCATAACCTTCATCTCCTGGAGATAGCGCATAACCGCCCTCATCCATTTTCATAGGCTTACCATCATCTTCTACTTCTAATTCAGATACATCAAACATCATTTCCATATCAGGTTCATCTGTAGGTTCACCGCCAATGCGTCCGTTCTCGGCCATATCTTGAAAGCCAAACTTAGCTTTAGCGCGTAATTGTTCAAAGAACCTAACGCCATAGTATCGTACTACGTCAGCAGGTACGACATATTCACCTTCACTTAGTTGTGCTGGTATATCGTCACGAACCTCTTCTGCTGTAGAACCTATAGGAACTTCATTACCTGAAACAGGATCAATACCCTGAGTATTGTCTGGTACTGTATCTAAATCTATGCTACCGCCCAGTGCAAAAGCCATTCTTGTTTGTTCATCCATTTACTTTATCCCTCAAGTATTGAAGTTGACGCAGAGCGCGTATAGCACCTTGATGCCTGTATAGTTCAGCAGTATCTGTAACAGTTTCCATACTACGTTGCTGTGTAGAAATGCGCTCCTCTAACTCAGAGAGAAACGCTTCCCACGATGTTTGATTGTTTACAAAACCTTTAAGCGACATTACCACTGAATCCTTGCTCGCCTGGAACTGGTGCTGTACCCATACCTATCTGACCACCGCCACCGCCTGATGTGTCCTGTACGCCTCCCTGAGGTGTCTGTGGCGCTTGTTGGCCTCCCTCAGGTGCAGGTACACCCTCAGGTGCTTCTGGAGGCTGTGCTGGTTGCTGGAAGCCTTTGAGGATCTCAGCTTGTATAGCAGCGTCAGCCATAGAGTTAGTAACCTTGTCAGGATCAAGATCCATAGACTTAGCAATCTCTCGTATAATATAATCCATCTTAGCAAAAGGAGCTAGTACTGGATTCTGTGCAACTTGTAAGAACTGCATTAAGCGCTGGGATCTTACTTCGTTAGCCATTAAGCTTTCAGTACCTGATGCATGTACTTCTAAATCACCACGTATTTGTTCATCAAAGTCAAACTGCATGTTGAAAGAGAAGAATGCTTTACCTAGTGGGCGTAGTAAATAATCATCAACGTTTTTAACTACTGTACGGATAGAACCGTTAGCAGCAGACATAAGCATACTAATACCTGATGCTGTACGCCCAACGCCTGATACACCTGTTTGACCATGAGCAAAGCTAGGGAAGCCAGTACTTTCATCTGCTAGTACTCGCGCCTTATCAAAGAGTTGCATATTTTCTTGTGCAACGTTTGGGAACTTAGTACCAAAGATGGCTTGTCCTGGTGCACCCCCAGCTCTGCGGAAGACCTTGCCTGGGTATACAGATAAGTCTTGTCCAGGCGTTAGATTGGTCTCATCTACTTCTATAATCAGATTACCAGATAAGGCAGCATTGTCAATAGCCATACGCATAAAGCCATTCATTAATGTCTGTGTATCATCCATGTTCTCAGCAATACCTACGCCAAAGAAACTGTAAGGGTTATGCTCGTAAGGAACAGCATAGTAAGGAATACGTGTAGGTTTAAATGGGTTTAGTACAAAACGTAGTACTTCACCATTACATATCCAAACATTACAGTTAACCTCATCTAAGTTTTTCAACTCGCTGGGTATTTTAACTCCATGTTCTTCAAGAATCTCTATGTCTACATAACCCCAGAACTCTAATACTTCCCAACGCTCAGAGGTTGGTTGTGTATCATCATCCTCCATAGTCATTTCCCAATACTTCTGTACATAGTCAGGGCCTTTATCTACAGCCATCTGAACTGAATCAGACATGAAGTAAGGACGACTACGTAAAGAACGTAATTGTGTACGGGACATCTTATGACGTTCAACAGTATATTCTGCATCATTCATAGACTTAGCTTCTGGGTCTGGGTAGAAATCCCAAGATGAAACATGGCTACATTCTGGTACTGTCTTAACTAATGGATCATATTCGCCATCATCATTCCAGTTAGGGTATTCTTTATCTACAGCAAAAGGACCCTTCATAACACCTGTGCCGAGTAATGCCATCTCAAACGCCATAGAGCGTAAGTGTGTAGATGCACCTGATTCTTGCAGTTGGTCATGGATTTTCTTTTCCATCTTCTTAGCTGAGATCATAGCTGGGTGGAAGGATACAGTAGATGGTGTAGTACCATCACCCTCAATAATCTTATCTGATACAGCTTCTAACTTACTGTTTAAACCACCCATTCGTGCCTGTAAGTCCATAAGGGTCTCGCCAGGTTTTAGTGTAGTATCACCATTAAGAAGGTAAGAGCCAGAAGCTTTATCTTCAGTTACGGGTTTGAGTGCATCACCTGCCGCTTGAGCTTTAGGGTCTATATTAATATGTACTGCTTCTGCTACACCATCAGGTAATACAGAAGGATTAACAGATAGTGGGAACTTGTTGTTACCAAATAGTACATCTACAATCTGTCCGTAGGCAGCAAGAGTCTTAGTCTTGGTAACTTTAACAAACACGCGAGACTTCTCAGTATCTGTAAAAGAAACATCTGTACCGTATATACCACGATAGTTACGATATGCTTTTAACCAGCGCTGTTCGTCTGAATGTCTAGCATCTTCTGCTCGTCTGTAGCGATCTTGTACAAAAGCTACTACACTATCTTTTTGCTCAAAGAGTTTATCCGTACTGTCTTCTGCAGCTACGACTTCATCTGTTTCAAACATTTCTTCTTGTTCTGCCATTTATTAATACCCGAATGTTGTGTCACTAGCTTGAAAGCCTGTGCGTTGTGTTGCTGGGTTAAAGTCCCAAATGCTGCTGCGTGGACGTGTCATAACACCATAACGTAAAGCATCATATAAGTGATCCTCTGCGTGAGTGTCTACATCTTCTGGATTTCTTTTATCCAAAGGAATACTTGGTATCTGCGCTATAGTGTTTGTGCAGTTATTCATAAATACTAATCTAGGCTTCTCAGTAAACTCATCGACTTGTAACCGCCTATGTATTTCGTTTTTACCTGCGACACGCGAACCCCTAGACCGATCCGAAGGCCGCCAACGGCAACCCTTCATAATCATTTGCTCAGCTAGTGATGGTCCCGTGTCGCCTCGGTTGTGCCACAAAGAAGAGTCTAGCACCCCGTATCTCATACCACCATCTTTTTTCTCTAAGTCTAAAATCATATCAGCTAAATCTGTAGCTGTAACCTTAGAACAATATAACTCTCTGTAAGCAATGAGCTGCTCATCGGGTGCGACAGCAAACCAGATAACTCCTGTATAAGATCCGTAGCCGTAGTCACAAGCTCTAAACTTAGCCCAGCTTTCGGGAACTTCAAAAGCGTCAATAACATGCTTGGTTCTGTCGAACTCTGGGAAAGCTGCTCCATCGTTAATATCCCAGTTACCTTCTAAGAGTTGTTTTCTTTGGTGCTCTGGTAGTGACAATAGCATCGCTTCATAGTCACCTGCCTCAGAAAGATAAGGGTTATCAAATAGTGATGCAGGTATAAACCTACGTTTGAACAAAGGCTGTCCAGCTTTACTGTGTCCCACAGGATACGTAATAGTATCACCTGTTTCAACATTAGTAGCCCAGAAAGGCTCGTTAGACGGACCAGGATCAATAAACATTTTCTTAACCCACTGGTGACCGCTGCCACCTGGGTTGGTAGTAGCTCTCATGTACAAACCTAAGTTCTTTGCTGAGCTACGTAAACGTGATCTCATGTAATCCCAAGCGTAAGGACTTGACCATTGTGTAAGTTCGTCGAAGCCTATCCAGTTAAACGCCTGTCCTTGGTATCTTGTAACGTCTGTGTCTTTATCCAAGTAAG